AATGGGCAGTACCCTGCTACTGTCGGCACAGTTATACGGGGGGATGATGTTGGTGGTTTTACAGCAAAAGGAGCCATAGAAAACATAGATATTCTAAAGAACTCAGATTGGACTGAGCAAGGGATTGCCAGTGCACCTGTTGATGTAGATAACTTAGTAAGGCGAATACCTCTACTATATAGAACCCCGCATGGATGGTTAGCTGCATTTGGCACACAGGTGCTTAAAGTTTTAGCAGATTCAAAGACTTACATAATTAAGACTAACGAGAATGGCATTGAAGAAATAGTAGTGCAGGGGTTACCGCCAGTAAAAGTTGATTCGTTAGGTCGCAAGTGGATTAGTTGGATTGTTTCACATGAAACATCATTACAGAAGTTAAATGTAGAAGGACGGTTTGTTTTTGTTGGTGTTACTGCAGCGGGAGTCATGCCTCAATTAGCAACGCCTGTTGGGTTACTAGAACCACATTACATACAAGCAGCGCTAGCAGAATCAATGTTAGTACAGAACAGCCCGTATATTCCTGACTACGCTGTAGCCTTAGAGGTAGTTATATTTTTTGTAACAGTAAGTTTAGTATGGTTGGTAGTTTCCCGGGCGGGCGTGATAGGTGGCGTTATAGCTCTACTAGTAATACTAAGTTCTACCGTTTACTTAGGTATGCAGTTTATAGAACGAGGACTACTTATTGACGTAACTTGGGCATTAATCACCCAAATCATAGCCGCTGGAGTGGCCTACTATTTAAATTTCCGCACCCAGTATCGACTTAGGCAACAGATAAAGAAGCAATTTGAGCATTATTTAGACCCTAGACAGGTAAAGCAGCTTCAAGATAACCCTAAGTCTTTAAAGCTAGGGGGCGAAACTCGNTACGCAACTTTCTTATTTACNGATGTNCGTGGGTTTACTTCTTTGTCGGAGACTCTGCCACCAGAGCAAGTCACGTANATNATGAANAAAGCCTTAACTGCCCAACAGAAAGCCGTGCAGAAATANGAAGGCATGGTCGATAAGTATATAGGTGACGCGATGATGGCTATCTTNAATGCACCGCTTAATCAACCAAACCACGAAAGTAAAGCTATCGGGTGCGCTTTAGAGATAATAAACAACATGAAGATTCTTAATGTAGAGTTAGTTGAAGAAGGNTTGCCTGAAATAGCTATAGGTATTGGGGTAAATACTGGCAGGGCAGTAATAGGAAATATGGGCAGTGAATCACGGTTCGACTACACAGCTATTGGTGATGCTGTTAATACTGCAGCTAGATTAGAGTCGGCTACTAAAGAGCAAAAGCTAGACTTGTTGATTGGAGAATCTACTGCAGAAAAGTCTGATTTTACGCTAGAGTTTGTTAACGAGATTCATGTAAAAGGTAAGGAGCAAGGACTAAAGGTTTACACGTTTAAAAATAGGTAATATAATGATCGGACTTTACGCAACACCACTATACCCCTGCTAGAGTGTAGTAACCCCTCAATGTGTTCTAAAGTGCTACTACAGCCCCACTCTGCTTATCACTTCTCAGAGTGGGGTTTCTTTTATTGCACCCAGACCTAATTTTAATTTTCTTTTAAGATTCTTTTTTCTATTTTCTTCGTAGTACGCGTTTAATTCTATAGTTGCTTTATCGTATGCTTTTGCATCTGTGTATGCTTTAACATGTGCGTCGTAATTCTTTACATATTTCCTTGCCCATGTTGCTCTTATTTTTGCCCGTCTTTCTCCTTCTTTTCGCCATTTTGCGCGTTTTTCTTTTTTAGCTTTGTAGTATTTTTTATTGTATTCTATAAGCTGTTCTTTTTTAGCTTTGCGGTATTTTTTATCGTACTCTTTACGCTGTTCTTTATTAGCTTCGCGCCATTTTTTATTAGTTTCGCGGTATTTTTCTTTATTAGCTTCGTAATGTTTTTTATTAACTTCGCGGTATTTTTCTTTATTAGCTTCGCGCCATTTTTTACTGCGTTCTTTAAGCTTTTCTTCATTAACTTCGTAATATTTTTTCATGTATTCTCGACGCTTTGCCTTCTCTTCTGGTGTTTGCCATCTTTTACATGGATTACCATTTTCATCTAAATATACTTTTGCCACTTTATTGCACCCTCCATACACGAACACCGCGTACCTTATCTACTGTTGTAATCTTAGTTCTGACTTTATATTTACGTTTGGCAGCTTCTAACTTAATAATCCTTTTTGCCTCTTTAACATCAAGACACGGGATAAAGAAACTTGAGTGTGGCTCAAACTTGTCCCACTGAATATCAAAATGGATTCCATGTAGTTCAATCATTGCTATCACCTATATTATTAACAAGTTCGTCCACATCTACTATGCTTTCGTTTAATTTAAATACATGTGTGTCTACAGACGGCGAGTTAAGTGCAGTGCCTTTACCCATACGTTTCCGTTCTACTCCAATATATACACCTTGCATTTTAAGATTCCTTAATAATTCCTTAACCATGATTTGTTCTTTAACGCAGTAGCTACGTAGTGTTTTAGTGAACACGTACAAAGTATTGATGTCTACTTCATACCGAACATTCATTTCGTTCTTTGGTTCGTTTATAGGTAGTTCATACAACCCTGTTCTTTTATCTGTCGTGCTATTCAGTATTAGGATATTGTTAAGCCCAATAAAGTTTAAGAACGCTCCAATTATCCCTACGTAGTCAATGTCTGGTTCAGATATCTGTTGGCGTAGCGTAGGGACTAACTCGGCAACTGCCCAATCTTTGACTCTATCTACATCAATATCTATCAACCCCATGCTTTTAGCGACAGTTGCTCCTGCGATATTGCAAGCTATAACTGCAGACCAAAATCTTTCCTTGGCTACGAGTACAGCCCTGCGGTCTAAGTCTTCTTGGATCTCCTTAACTAAATCTATAACTACGGGTAGATTCTGCACCACGTATTGAATGTATGCAGGGCCAGCTACAGCATAGTTTTGTAGCAATACAGTCTCAAACAGACGCGATGCTTCCTTCTTAGATAGATTACTAGTTGAGTCTATGCGGTATTCTAGTAGCCGCATGATTTCTCCGTCAGCAAACTGCTTCATGTAATTGAGTTTCTCAGCCATAGATGAGTTACTAGACGCTAATGCTATAAGCGACCAAGTAGTATCATTCTTCCGTTCCATATTGTTTTGGGATTGCATACGTCCCGGCCCCATACCTTGAGCTACGCCGTATACTAAAGTTGAAACAGCTTCAGGAGGCATATTAGTTATCTCGTCTATTGTGTAAGGCAAGGTGTTCATGATTCCTAGACGATTCATTTTGTGTGCGAACGTATCTGTTTCTTGCGCTAGCAACTTGTCAGGGTGTCCGTACACGCTGTTACATACTTTAAGAATGGTCGATTTACCTGTGCCACTATGGGAGTTAATCAGGTTTATCATCGCCCCGTTATACCCAAGATGTTTAATTAGAGGCGCTCCAAACGCCGTGAAAAACCCAAACGCATGAGGTTCGCAGTTAGGCATATTGTAAACAGATACAACCTTCTTCCACTCTTCTAGCTTACCTTTAGGTTCAAAGTACGGGCATAGCCGTTCTGTTACTGAAGATGGTGGAGAAAATTTAATGGTGTTAGCTCCAATCTCTTTGTCCCCCAAAATAAACTTAGTGTCATTGTCTGCCCAACCAAATTGCGTCCTCATAATTTCAGCCTCAACTTCATATTGTTTGTGCTCGGCGCAGTCGATTAGATAGCTCATCATTAAATCTAACTTTTTAGGTTTAAGCAGTATTCCCTTTTGGGACAACAGTTTCCTAAGTTCTTCCTTGCTAGACATAACGGAGTAAGGAATCATGAACGTGTCTGGTGGGTCTTTAGGTAGTTCTAGCCGGACAAAAACTAATTCTCCGCGTTCTTTATCTTTTAGCCGTTTTATAACAAACAGATTGTTTTTGTATATCTCAATATCTAATTCGTCTACGTCTTTAGTCTTTTTGTATATACCGCCTCTAGATGAACAGAAGTACGGGTCTGGTAGTTTAGGAGGCGCAAACTTGCCGTCTTCCGCTGTTTCGTCCTCAGTAATCTCTTCAACTTCTTCGGCTTGTATAATCTCTCTACCCAACACAATAGGGCTGCCAATCTTTCCCTTGTTAGGGCAATCTACGCAGTGCTCTGGGGCTATCGACTCAAACGTACTGCATCTATATGGTTTATCCCCCAACCCATTTGCTTTTTTTATAGTCTCTTCTGGAGTGTATCCAGAATGTTTGTTAGAGATTACATGTATGGCTTTATCTGAATCTACGCAGTTAACCGCAATAGACACGGCAGCTCTCCACAACGGCTCAACTATATCGTTCTGATTAAGTAAAGCGTTACCTATCTGAGCGCATCCAGTGCCTGCAATTACTTTCTTTACTATTGTTTCAAAGCGCGATTGCTGCTTATCAAATTGATTCTTGTGCAACGGTGCAAGGACAAACGGTTCTTCCTTAACCTTAACTTCAATCTCACCAAGGAAAGACTTAAACATGTCAAAACTAAGGTAATCAACCTCATCTTGTTCGTGTATAACCTTTACTTCTTTAGGTGGGTCTGTCTTAAAGTTAAGTGTGTCTGGTATTCGTAGTATACGAGCTACATCTGCCGTGACTACTGGGTCAGCTTCAAATTTGTGTTCTACACATAGTTGTTTTAGCCGCTCGGCAACAGGCTCCCATAAATCAACAGTGACCGCATCTTGTAGTATCCAATAAACATGTATCCCATTACCACTATTTATGAGTGTAGGAGTAGGTAATCCTGTAGTGTTACAGAATACTTTAAGTGCTGCTAGCGCTTCGCTTTGATTGTTAAAAGGTTTGTTGTCCCCTTCCCCGCAATCAAGATCAAGCCAAAAAGATTTGGCTAATAAAGCATTAGGTACTTTCCTAGAAGAACCATCTTTATAAGTAAAACAACCGTAGTAAATATCCCATCCACTTGCTAATCGTTTTTCCGCACGTACTTGTAGCTCTTCTAACGTAGTGTAAAAACTATGCTGTACTGGTAACGATTTTTTTATGGCAACAAGACAGTAATATCCCTCATTTGCTAGTATTCTCGCTAATGTCTGTATCATTATCCCAATCCAATCTGTTTGCTTCCATCATAAATTTCTTGATATTCTCCACATGGTTTTTACGTGGCTTCCATTTACTAAGAAACCACGCATAAACTGTGCGTCTTGATATACCAAAATGATTAGCAACTACTTGTACTGGAATATTATTAGTAATACAAAAATTACCTAAAACTACGCCAACGGTAGCGTCTGTTTTCTCGTACGCCTCTTTATTCCGGCGTAATAGACTCAGACTATACCTATTGCTAAAACCCCTGCTATCTTTCATTAATCGTCTACCTTACCACTAGCTGTAAATTGAGAAAGTGCATCTTCTAAGTCTGCGGTTTCCGCGACGTTTGCTTTGCTTTTTTTAGTACGTACTTTCGGTGGTTTCTCTTTAGGTGCAACAAATTCAGCTACAGGGCTTTCATCCTCGTCGTTTTTANCAGCGCTAAACTTAACTTCGATGGCGCTCTGTGTAGCTTCACTTTTCTTCAGTACGTCTATGTACTCCAAAGATTCTTTTGGGACATACGCTACGGCTTTAAACAGTAACTTTTTATAAGCTACAGTTGGATCTTGCGACACACGAGTAATAACCTTGTCTGGTGTGTATCCATTAGTCGCTAAGACCTGCTTGTATTTTATAAACGGTGTTGTTTCTGGGCTGCCTGCAGGCGCATTACCAAAAATAGACGTAGCAGGTAAATGGAATTGAAACACCCCCTTCGTTGCGTCGTTATCACCAACAAACCCAACAGATACACGGGTAAACAGACGACATGCTTTTTTATTGCCACTGCCAGAACCCTTAACATTCTGGGGACACACGCTACATTTACCAGCTTGAGGCTCTACTACGCTATCATCTGGGCCGCCGTTGCTATCAGATGTCCAACATACAGGTGGTTTTGCTACTCCATCTACATAATCAGAATCGTAGTAAGCTCTTGATATTGTTGGTGAATCAGCAAGGATAACCGCATCTATAGATGCTGCGTTAACTTCATGCAATACGTCCTTGCCTGATTTCAGTTGCCACATCTGACCTTTACGGTCTATGTGACGGTTAAAAGATAAACTTTCACTAACAGCAGCTTCAGTTTTCTCTATGTGGCTCGGTGCTTGAGTGATATCAAACGTGTCTTCTGTGGTTACATCTGTGCTCATACTATTCTCCCTATGATCTTCGTACTGTGATTTTATATTCGGCGTTTGTAACTAATCCGTTAGGTATTTTGTCAGGGTTATCCTTTATCTCCTCCTTATGTTCTTCTATAAATTCATTCATGGCAGATTGTTTTATGCGTTTCTCAAGGCAATCAAATGCGTCGTTTTCAACAACCCAATCATAAAACGCAGGCCAATCAGTTGTTCCTATCTTTCTATCTAGCCTGCACATTATTGTGCCGTTGTCCGTGTTAATACTTTTAATTTTGTTCTTAACACAATGATCTCTGAGATAAGACTCCATCTTCTCTTTATCTTCTTTGAGTTTGTCTATCTTCTTGTCGGCTTCTTTTTTGATCTTAGCTATTTCGTCGCGTAGCTTAACTATCGCGCCTGCAAGTTGATCGTGAGTTGGTATAGATTCTTCAGTCATATTTGTACTCCGCTTGTAAGAGTTGGGTAGCTATTATAGTACTATATTTGTACACATTGCAAACATATATTACTTTATAACTTCGTTATATAAATCAAGTAATTGCGTGTGTGTTTCTAGTTTTCCAGAAAGTAATTTATATAATCTTCGTTCAACTTGGCTGCCTTGTATGTGNACNACAGTCATTTTGTTGTGCTGCCCTTTACGGTTTATACGGGCATTAGCTTGTAAGTAAGTTTCGGTAGATGTCACAGGCGCATACCAAATTACCGTACTGGCTGCTGTAAGTGTGACTCCGTGTGCTGCTGCTTGGGGTTGTATGATCAATACTTTGGTATCGGCGTTTGATTGGAATCGTTTAATTATATCGGTGCGTTTGTGTAGAGGTACGCTGCCAGTAATACATTCTGTCGCGATGCCCTGCCCATGTAAGTATTCTTTTAGTAATTCAATTGCATGTCTGAACGGTACAAACACCAACACTTTTGCAATAGATTCATCTATAACTTCTTTAACCACGTTAAGTCTGTTGCTCACATCAAACTCTACCGTATTGCCTGAGTTTGCATATACTGCACCGCAAGATATCTGCAGGAGTTTGTTTATGTTAACGGCGGCATTAGCGCTCGTTACGATTTCATCTTCCGCCAACATCAGGAATTGAGTCCGTACTTCCTTGTAGTAGTGTTCTTGTTGTTTAGTTAGTGGGGCTTCTCGCTCTGTGTACACTATGTCAGGTAAGTCTAAACATTCTTCCTTTGTAAAACGTATAGCTGGCTGTAAGGTTCTAAATACTGTATCTAACGCATCGGATTTTGGTATCCATTTAAACCGACTAATCGGGTACATAACTTTATCTCGGTAGGCTGTCTTTGAGCGCACTACATTGTGTGGTACGCAGAGCTTTGCTAATCCGTGAGCGTCTACTGGAGATTGTGCCGCCGGAGTACCAGTCAACATCCATATCCATGTGTTCGCATGAATAAGTTTTGCCATTGTTTTCCACCGCTTTGTTGTAGCGGTCTTATAAGCGTTGGCCTCATCTATAATAATTAAGTCAAATCCACCGTTCTTTATTGCTTCTTGTACTACATTGACCCCATCATAATTAATAACTACATACTCGTAGTTTTCATTAATAATATCCGTACGTTTTTCTCTTGACCCATAAGCTATCCCTACACTTCTGTGAACAGCAAACTGAAATAAGTCAGCTTGCCATGCGCTCTGCATGATTGATAGAGGCGAAACAATAAGGACTCTGTTGATGTAGCCTTGGGCTAGCAAATAGTCCGAAGCCCATATACAAGCAGCAGTTTTGCCTGTGCCTTGCTCGTTAAAACAAAATGAACGTGGGTTTAGCGTTAGGAATTCGGCAGTAGTTTTCTGATGCTCCATAGGCGGGAACACACCAGCCCACGCGTAATCTCGCATGATAGGGCTAGGTACGTTCTTCATCTTTAACCCTGCTAACTGTTGCGCGTTAGGTAAATCCCATTTGACAGACATAGTGTGTATGTCTTCTGCAATATCTAAAGTTTTACTTTTAGGTATTTTTTGTTTTATTTTGTCTGGGTTGCGGGTTCGTAATACTAGAGTCTTGTCCTCTATTATCTGCATAATTCACTTCTTTTTCTTTGTTGTTCTTTTCTTCTTTGGTTTGTTTGTTTTTACCGTGTGGTCAGAGTTTCTGCTAAAACTTCTGTTGC